AGACTTTCAAAGTTTACAAGCGCCAATACTTTAGGAAATTCAATTTTAGATGAAATCGGTAATGCGATACATTTAACAAATGCAGGCAGTAGCTATGCGAGTTTTGGGATAATCAATCCTGGAACTCCTGGAGATCCTGGAATAGACAATGATGCTTACATAGGTTCAACTATTAATAATGACTTTACGATTAGGGTTAATAATACTGAAGCTGCAAGATTTGACACTGCATTAAGGTTTAAAATAACCAACATTCAAAACGCTGATACCGATACTGATAAGTTTTTAGTAAGCGATAGCGGAGTAGTTAAATATCGTACCGGTTCTGAATTAAGGTCTGACATAGGTGCAGGGGTTGGGTCGGTTACTTCAGTAGGCTTAACAATGCCACCAGCTTTTAACGTAGCTAACTCACCAATTACAGGAGCAGGTACTTTAGCTGTTACTGGAGCAGGTACGGCATCACAATATATTCGAGGTGATGGAAGCTTAGCAACTATTCCTTCAACTTCAAGCGGAGGGTCAAGTGTTAATTATTATCTAAATGGTTCAATCGCTGCAAGTGTAGCAGGTTATTACCAAATGGATAACTCAGCGGTTATTGGCACAGGTACTGACTTTACAACAACTGGAAATGGGTTAATTGCTCAATTCTTAACTGATGCAGGTAATCCTAATAGATTATTAATCCCAGGTGGTGCATGGAACTTTGAAATGTATTTTAATGTTAGCTCAAGCGGTGGTAATACTAAATTTTATGTTGAGCTATTAAAATATAACGGTACTACTTTCACTAGTATAGCTAATTCAAGCACAACGCCTGAGGAGATAACTAGCGGAACAACAATTGATTTATACGTTACATCTGTTGCTGTTCCTGAAACTGTTTTATTAATCACTGATAGGTTAGCCATTCGGGTATATATTGTAGATAATTCAGGAGGTCGAACAGTAACTTTGCATACAGAGGATAACACACTATGTGAGATTATAACAACCTTTGCAGGTGGTATTTCAGCACTTAATGGATTAACGGCAAATACTCAATATTTCGGAGTTGGAACTAGCGGGAATGATTTTAATATTTCAAGTGTAAGCGATACACATACTTTTAACATTCCTAGCGCAAGTGCTACTGCTAGAGGATTAATAACTACGGGAACGCAAACGATTGCAGGAACTAAGACTTTTAGTAGTGATGCAGTTGTTAATGGAGTCGATATTGGTAGAGGAGGTGGTTCAATAAACACTAATATAAGAATTGGATTGGGTTCTTTAGGTAGTAATACAACAGGTTCTGTTAATACGTCTATTGGCTATGGTTCATTACAGTTTAATACAACTGGTTCTGAAAATACATCTTTTGGGTTTTATTCATTGCTTAATAACACTACTGGAACAAGTAATATATCTTTAGGTTATAACTCGATGTCTTCAAATACTGCGGGTACATCAAATGTTTCCATTGGTTCATCAGCATTAGCTTTAAACACAACAGGAAATACTAATATAGCAATAGGTAATTATGCAGGAAGTTATACTCATACACCTACTGTTTCAAACCAAACATCTACAAATTCTATTTATTTAGGTTATGACACAAGGTCTTCAGCTAATGGAAATACAAACGAAATAGTAATCGGTCATAATACTTTAGGTGGAGGCTCAAACTCTGTAACATTAGGAAATACAGGAATTACAAATACTTATTTAAGAGGAGCAGTTACGCTTACAGGAGCATTAGGGGGAACGTCAGCAGTTTTCAGTTCCACTATATCAGCGGTTGGTGGTTCAGGTACAGGAATAACAGGAACTACTACAAATGGTACTGCATTGAGGGGTACTGCTACTAATGGAGGCGAAGGGTTGTTTGCTTCAAGTTATTCTGGTGTTGGTGCAAATATTATATCAACTTTAAATAAGGCTGCTCAATTTACAAGTGCAGGAAGTTATTACCCCTCTATTACTTGCACTTGCATCAGGTACGTTTAACGTAATTACAGGCGTTGTAGTGCCATTTGCTACGCTAGAGTTTAAATCAGTACCCGAAGTACCTAAAGTAAGCGCAGAAACGCTAGTAACGCTTCCTGTGCCATAAGCCGTTGAATCTACCGAGCCATCAGCTTTTAAAAACTGACTAGATGTACCTCCATTCTTAACTAAAGTAGTAGCGTTTAACGTGCCTATGATTGTTACCGCATTACCCGAACCGCTTGTTTTATTTACATATATTCCTTCCCCATTACCGCCCTTAGTTATGCTTAACGCTATACCTGAGCCACTTGAATGATTGATAACTAAAGTATTGCTACCTCCCGAAGTTGTAAAAGTCTTAGCTGCCGTAATAGTTTGAGCGGTATTTAATGTAACGTAACCACTTAAATCAGGAGAGTAGTTAGGAATGTTTAAAGTATTGCCAATTAATGTACTTGCACCGCTTGAGCCTGTGGTGGTTAAGGTAATTGCACCTTGATAAGCAGTTGAATCTACGCTTCCATCTGCCTTTAAAAATTGAGATGATAAACCACCCGACTTTATAAATGAGTTTCCTGTGATGTTTCCTAAGTAATCTATTTTAGCTTTTAAATTACCACTTAATGTATAAATAAATGGGTCGCCTATCGCAGATGTATCATTATTAATTCTTAATCCAATACCTGTTGAACCATTATTTATGTAAAATCCAATTCCTGTTGAAGTATTTTGTGCTAAAAATGCAGCTCCTATACCATTATTAAGAACTCTTACACCTTCTCCATTACCACTTTTGGTAACTAATATTGCGCCTTGCCCACTTGACGATGAAGTAACATTAATACTTGTGTTTGAACCTGTGTCTGCTAATGTTAATGGGTTATTAGTACCTAAATTAAGACCTTGTGTAGCACCTGTATATGGAACGTAACCCGAAGCACTTGCACCACCAATATCAGATAAAACTTCCGCACCAGTACGATATTTAACTACTCCTGCATCGCTTACTAAAAACTTATCAGTATCTGTATCTGCGTTTGGAATGTTGGTTATTTTAAACCTAAATGCGGTGTCAAATCTTGCAGCTTCAGTATTATTAACCCTAATCGTAAAGTCATTATTTATAGTTGACCCTATGTAAGCATCATTGTCTATTCCAGGATCTCCAGGAGTTCCAGGATTGATTATCCCAAAACTTGCATAGCTAGTACCCCCATTTGTTAGATGAATAGCATTGCCGATCTCATTAAGAATTGAATTGCCTAGCGTATTAGCTGAGGTAAACTTCGATAGCCTTCCAGTAGTTCCGAAAACTTTAGCATTGAATATCTCACCAATTGTGCTTTTATAGGTTATCTGATTAGCTACCTGCGCAATTGGGATTATATCCGTATCAATTGGCGCCCTGCCTAATGCGGGAAAATCTTTAGTATAAACTCCATTTATAACTGGCATATCTCTCTTAATTTACAAATACATATTCATCACCACCATCATCGACAAAATTACCTGGAGATTGCGCCCAAACAAAGTAAGCCGTTTCAGCATCTACAATTGCTCCATATCCGGTAATCGTTCCAGCAAATTTAACAAAATCATCTGTTATGCCGGTAATCTCTAAATTCTCTAAAAAACCCTCACCTGCATCTCCCTCATTGGTATCCGTATTGATCATAGACCAATCCATAATTAACCTTTTACGGCCCAAATCTTTAAGCTCATTCCAACTAATTACACTGCTATCAACAAAATAAACCGCTTCAAAACTAACTGAATAGCTATGCAATTGGCCCAACTGTTTTTGGCCCATCTCCTGAGTACTTTTACAAGTCTTAATAAAACTAATAGATTCACTAAGGCCATTGCTCAATAAGCAACCAACCGGCAAATCATTGATATAAAGCATTAAATTAGTCATAGCCTGTTATGCTCCCATTAAAAGTTATAAAATCTCCAACTGCCCCAATTATTTCCAAATTCTCAATAAACCCCTGACCTGCCTCCGTGTCCTCTCCAACTATCTCCCAATTAACCTTAATCCTCTCAAGTGCTTTTAAGCCTGTCCAGGAGATTACCTCATTGCTTGTAGTCATAACACCCTCGAATGGTATTGAATACGTGGACAACCTCCCCAATTGAGTTTGTGCACCATTTACGCTAGTCTTACACGTTCCAATAAAACTTATTTGCTCTGAACGGCTTACACTGCTCAAACACCCCACCGGCATATCATTTATAAATAGCATCATGTTGCTTTGATAGTTACTTTTGTCGTTTCACCGTAATCAGGTACTAAGGTATAATCCATTGCTATCTCCTCATTTATAATCCTGCCTAAAACTGCCTTACAAATATTAGGTTGCAAATCATAATTTAGGCTTAAATTCATAAAATAGCCATCTATTAAATTAATGCTCCACCTTGTCAGCGGATTAAAGTACCCAAAAATAGACCCTTCAAACTGCACGAATGGGCCGGCATATAATCTTTGTTTTTCCTCAACTGCTATACGAAGAAATTCTTTGCTTATAGAATATGGTTCATTTAACCAAGCAACGTCCTGTGTTAAACCGAATACAGATTCTTCGTCAGTACCCCTAAACTCGACCCGACTGCCATTTAAGTAAGAATAGACTGATTCTGTTTTATTGAAGTTTTTGGGAGTAAATCGACCCGACAAAGTAAGCCTTTTAATAAAGTCACTCATTACGGTATCCTTGCAATCCTTCTTAGTTTCTCTCCAAATAGTTATCCTTTTATTGTGATTTGCACGAGCGTACCAATCTATGCAGTCAATCAATGAATAGGTCTTTGATGAACGGGAACTGCCTGTATTAATTATGTATCTATTGACACGATCATTTAATTCGTTCTTTAAATTTATCGCATCATAGTTTCTTTCAAATACATTTGTTACATCAATTTGCACTTTGTTTAACTTTTTATAAAATTATTTTGTCTTAACCCCGTATTTTTTGGCATTTTGTTTAATCTTTTGGCTTATGAACGACATAATTAAAGTCATTATCTTTAATATTTAAGTCCGTTTCGGTCTTTTCAATGTAGCCTCTGGCCTTGCCTTTTGTTTTAAGGTAGAATATTATTGCAGTTGTGTCGGCATCACCAATGTTCTTATGCAGTTTTGATTCTGCAAAGTCTAATGCAATATTACTAATGTCATCAACTTGCTTTTTATATTCAGGGTCTTCATCCATCCATTCATAATGAGTTGAACGTGCTATGTCTACACTCTTACAAGCGGTTGTAACGATTCCTAAGCTTTTTTCCAATGCTTGAATCATTAATCTTTTTTTAGTGTCCGTTGTTGTAGTCTTTGCCATTGCGTTTTATTATTAAATTAATTCAAATGATGCAGTTATTCTCTCTTTTGATGTAGTACCTCTTAGTTGAGTCGATGTTCTTCCAACTTCTTTTGTTCTGCCAAATCTTATACATCTCCATTCAATTGACTTCTTCAAAGTATTTATTAGACTTGGGGCAGATGTTACAATATTAAATCTTTCATTTTTGTTTTTATAAATATTGCCAATCTCATTAAGAAATTTTATACCAAATCCCTCCCCTTGATAGTCGGGTAAAATTACAAGTCTATGAACTTTTTTCATATTTTTCACTTTTGGGTGAGGAAAATGCAAAACACTTAAAAATCCCGCAATTTCATCATTTATAGTTGCTATAAATACATTAGCTGCATTATTATGTGAATTGTTTAAATAGTGATACTTAGCAAACATTTTCCAAATTGTTTTATCTGATAAATTGAATATTTCGAATTTAATTTTTGGTCTATTTTTTTTTTGCCCTTCAAAATCTTGAAAGGTCATTGTATCGGTATTGAATACCCAATCAGGCAATAACCAATCTTGAACATCATGATGACACGTAACTGCAATGAATTTTTTATTTGTTTTTCTAATCGCTTTCTGACTTGCACAGGAACCAATTTTAGCAACTTCTCTATCTACAAC